AAAAAGTTTTTGGAAAAGATCAAGATTGGAAACAAAATAGATTTAATATTATTGGGACCTACACAGCTCACGAAGACGCTCCCCTAAGACCGCCTTATACAAATGAAAAAACTTATAGTTGGTACAATGTTTTTATAGAAATGCCGGAAGAAACATTAAATGCGTTTAATGTTCCTGATGTTGGCTACACATATAATGGTTGGCACGCCATAAAGTACAATACTGTATCTGGAAAAAAACAATTAAAAGTTGTTATTCAAGACGACGAATATACAAGCAATTATCAAGAACACCCAGATACTTTTATTCCTAGACCACCTGTTCCTTATTATGCTTCTAAAAGTCATTTTTTTGCAAAAATATTTAATGAAGACGGAACAGAAGCAGATGAATATGATGTTTTTTTTGTAACTACAAAAGATATTATGAAAGAATTTTGCGAAGAACAAAATTTACAATTTCCTATGCCAGAAAGCAGAGAAGATGATTTTGTTTGGATTTATGGTTTGGTGTATGACAAAAATACTTTAGAAGTAAAACAAGTTAAAGGATATGTTCGTTATCCTACAGATGAAAGCGAATGGCTATAAAACTAGATACAAAAAAAATTGACGAAAAATTCTATAAAAAACTAGAACAAGAAAGACTGTTAAGAAAAGAATTTAAAAAAAAATTCCATAACTAAGATATAATTTAACCTATGGCAGACACATTTACCAATATATTAAATTTAACCAAGCCAGAAGTAGGAGCGAGTACGAATACTTGGGGTGGTAAGATCAATGCAAATTTAGACGCTGTAGATGCTATTTTTAACTCGGCAGGAGCAGGAACTTCTGTAGGTTTAAATGTAGGCACAGGAAAAACTTTAAAAGTAGCCGGAACTTTAGATATTGACGGAACTATTGATTGTGAAGGCGGAACTATTGATAACACTACTATTGGAGCTAGTACACCGGCTCCAGGATCTTTTACTACTTTAGGAACTAATGGTTTAGCTACCCTAAGCAGTCTTACTGTTTCTGGAACTGCCACTTTGCCTACTGTAGATATAAATGGCGGAGCTATAGACGGAACGCCTGTTGGAGCTAATTCTGCTTCTACAGGAAATTTTAGTAGCGTTGGAATTACCGGAAATCTTAATACACTAGGAACTATACAAAAAAGCGGAACAAATATTTTTGATTTAATTTATCCGGTAGGATCTATTTATATAAATGCAACTAACAATAATAATCCTGGAACTTATTTAGGCATAGGAACTTGGGAAGAATTTGGACAAGGTAGAGTTTTAGTAGGTAAAAATACATCAGGAACATACGGAGTATTAGGATCTACTACAGGACAAGAAACTTATGGTCAAACTATAGCTGTCAATCAATTACCGCCACACAAACACGCAGTACCAAACTCTGATTGTCAAAATTATGGAGCAATTCAAGGTTATACTAATAATAATCAACCGCTTAACAGGTGGTGTGATACTGACGGAATAGCAAATAACGCTCCTGCTCCAACAACAGGATCAACAATTTATAACACATCTGGAACAGCACAAAGTCAATCTCAATTAACGACAGACGCTAGACAACCTTCTATTGTTGTAAGAATGTGGAAAAGAATATCTTAATGTTAATTTATGGCTTTAGTAGAAGTAACTCCACCTGCCGGAATAGTTAAAAACGGAACTGATTACGCAAATAAAAATAGATTTGTGGACGGAGATCTTGTCCGCTTTGAAAATGGCTACTTAAAACCGCTTGGTGGTTGGACCAAATTTAGAAACAATCCTTTAGGAACTTTTTTTTCTTCAACTATAACTACTACTAGCGGAAGCAATACCATAACAGCGACAACTTCTGTCGCACATGGATTAGCAGTAGGAACTTCTTTTGTCATAGAAAACTATACAGCTACCGGTGGAATACCTGGAACAGAACTTAATGCTCAAACTTTTTCTATAGCTTCTGTTCCAAGCACTACAACTCTTACTTTTACAACTTCTACATCTGCGACTTCTTCTGCAACTTCTTCGGCTTTTAGAATAATAATTCCTAGTGTGCCAATAGGTATGTATTCTTATAATGCAAACAATGGAGAAGAAATTTTAGCTGTAGGAACTAGGGCAGGTGTTAATGTTTTTTATGAAAATACTTGGTACGACATAACTCCGGCAGGTTTTGTAGCTGATGATGTAATTACTTCTGTTGGTTATGGAGCTTATCATTATGGAGTAGAAGATTGGGGAGATGCAAGAAGTCAATCACAAATACAATTTGATACTAAAAGTTTTTCTTTTGATAATTATGGAGAACATTTAGTTTTTTGTTTTCCGTCAGACGGAAAGTTATATCAATGGCGACCTAATTCTAATACCGGTGTTCCAGATACTATAGCAACACAAATACCTAATTCTCCTACAGGTTGTCAGGGCCTTGTAGTAAGTAACGAAAGACATTTAATAGCTTTAGGATCTTTAGGAGATCCTAGAAGGATAGCATGGTCAGATAGAGAAGATAACACTACTTGGACCGCTTCTGCTAGAAATACAGCAGGTAATTTACAATTAGCTTCTGGTGGTAAAGCAAATTTTGCTTACAGATTTGGCAAGGACATAATTATTTTTACAGATATAGGCATAAATAAACTTTATTATGTTGGAAGTCCTTTTGTTTATGGTATTGAAGACGCAGGTATTAACTGTAAAGCAATAAGTCCTAGATCAATTATATCTTCTGGTGGTTTTTTATCTTGGATAAGTGAAAACTCATTTTTTACATACAACGGCCAACTTAGAGAATTAAAATCAGATGTTCACGATTTTATTTTTGACAATATACAAACTAATACTCAACAATCTACTTTTGGAGCTCACAATATAGACTTTAACGAGATCTGGTGGTTTTTTCCTGTTGGCGAAGTAACTCAACTATCTCCAAATAGATATATTATTTGGAATTATTTAGATAATGTTTGGAGTATAGGAGAACTAGATAGAGGAGCTTGGATAGATCAAGGTGTATTTAAAAATCCTTTGGCTACAGATAGTAATGGATTTATTTATGAACATGACAAAAGACCATTACTTAACTCTCCAGGATTAGGTTCAAGAAAACCTTTTTGCAGAACAGGTCCTTTAGAAATAGGATCTGGAGATAAAGTAGCTCAAATAAATCAAATATTATCAGATGAAGAAACTACAAATTTACCGGCAATAACTTTAAGTTTTACAGGTCGTTTTAATCCATTAGGATCTGAAACTGATTTTGGCAGTTTTAATTTTAATGCTAGTGGTTATACAGATGCTAGATTTTCAGCTAGACAAATTCAAATGAAAATAGAAGGAGATGTAACTCAAGATTTTCAAGTAGGAAAAATTAGACTAGATGTAAAAGCTAGAGGTCGAAGATGATACAACCTGCTAGTAAAAATCAATACATACAAAATGTAACAAATGCAAAATTAGATGTTTCTAACACAGGAACATTTGAAACAATATATACAGCTCCAGGTACTACTGAATTTGATTTTGCTGTTATAGAGTCTATTTTAGTAGGAGATGATAATGGTCAAGCAACTACTATAGATCTTGTAGTAACTACCGGATCTGCTAATCATTTTTTATTTAAACAAAAAGATATATCGGCAAATGGTACTGTTGAATTGTTAAGTAGAGATCTTGTTTTAAAATCAGCACAATCATTAAAAATACAGGTTAGCCATGCAAATATTAATGTTTTTGTTAGTTTAGTAGAGTATGGAAAAGGAGATTAAAAAAGAAGAATGGGAAGTTTATTGGGACCATTGTAAGCCAATTATAGAACCTGCTGTAAAATATCAACAATCTTATACTATAGATGATATAGAAGATAAAATAAGACATGGTTTTTTTCATTTATGGCCTGGAAAAAACTCTGCCATGATTACTGAATTAGTAAATTTACCGCAAGAAAGAGTATATAACTTGCTTTTTGCAGGTGGTAAATATGACGAAATAGAAGGTATAATAGAACAGATAGAGATTTTTGCCAGAGCTATAGGTTGTTCAAAACTTATGGGTGGTGGAAGACCAGGTTGGCATAGAAAAATAAAACATTTAGGTTTTAAAAGAGATTTTATTTTAACAAAAACATTATGAGTTTTAGCAAAAGCAAAGAAACAGATACCGCAAATGTACCTACTTATTTAGAGAATTTATACACAGATGCTTCTGAAATAGGTCAAATAGCCGCAGGAGCAGAAATGCCTGTATTTTCTGGTAATAGAGTAGCAGGATTAACTCCGGCAGAAATAGAAGCAGAAGCAGAAGCTAGAAGACTTTTTGGTACTTCTATGGCTTATGATCCAAGAACTAATTTAATGGAAATGATTGGTTTAGATGCTCCTTCTTACAATCCGGCTTCTTTATTAGAAGGAAACATGACTGCCTATGAAAACAGATTTACTAATCCGCTTATTAATACTATTGTTGATGATTTTGACAGAATAAGAGATATGCGTGTTCAAAAAATTCAAGATGATGCAATCAATAGCGGAGCTTTTGGCGGAAACAGATCTGCTATTTTTGAACAAGAAGGCACTAGGGCCTTAGACGAAGAAATGCTTAAAACAGTAGCAGGAGTAAGAGAGTCTGCTTTTGATAGAGCTATGGATAGATTAGAAGCAGATACAAACAGAATAGATCAATCCAGAAGAATTGGAGCTGATCTTTATGCTCAAAATTTAGATAGAAGATCTGGTTTATTAAATGATTTACTAGCAGATCAATACAACTTGCTTAACTTATCAGATGATTTTGGAACAAGACGAAGGGGAATAGATCAACAACTAATAGATGCAGATATAGCTATGTTTGACGAAGAAAGAAATATACCACTAGAAAGATTGGGAATTTTAGCGGCGGCTTCTGGTCAAATTAGTCCAAGCGTAATTGGTAGAACTAGAACAACTAAATCTAAAGGAGTATCTTTATCAGATATTGGAGCATTACTTTCTGGAGTAGGAGCTTTAGGCGGATCGGCAGGAGTCATATAAAATGATAGATCCTAAATTTAAAGATATGCTTACTCTTGCTAATATGGGAGTTACTCCAGATGCTTTGACAGCTTTTCAAAATCACAGAGATAAAATCCAAAAAGGAGAAGATGCTTTAAAAATGAGAAATAGTGTTTTATTTGGCAACACTTTTTCAAATCCTGGTTCGCAAACTAATGCTACTTTTATACCACCACAATCAGGAAGTATGTATGATCCACAAAATCAAAGAAGAAAATTAGCAACACAATTAGATATAGCTATGACAACAGATCCTAGAAATACTATAAACCCTACTATGACACCTGATATTTTTGCTAGACCTGGTGTTACAAAATCTTATAGTGCATTAATGAGCGGTGTAAATGCTGATAATGCGTCGGCTAATATTCTTGGCGGATTAACTCCGTCAGAAATAATGAAAAAAAATATAAACAAAGATGCTGTATTAGATAATTTGCAAGGAACTATTAGAGCCGGAGATGCAAGAGAAAAAAGAATTAAAGATAGGGAAGAAGCATTTAACAAACTATCAAGAGTAGGTTTGGCTTTACAAGGTAAAGATCCAAATGCTTCTAAAATAAATAATTTTATGAAAATGTTAGATATGCAATACAAAACAAATTTGATGCAAAACATGGAACAAAAAAACCAGGATAGAGCTTCAATAATAGCATTTGCAAGATCACAAGCATCACAAGATCCTACTCTTTCAAGCTCAGAATTAAATGCTATTATGAATAATGATGCTGTAGCTTTTCAATACGGAAATAGAGAAGCAAAAGGTAACAAACCAGAAGATGTATTAAATAACTATATGCTTACCGGAACAATAAGTCCAAACGCATTTAATTTTTTACAACAAAATCTTAATAAATTTGCAGATGATGCAGAAGGCAAAATGATAAAAGATATATTGAGTAAAACTACTTATGACGAATATGTAAAAAACGAAAGAGCAAAAACTGATTTTAATAGTTTGTTAGGAAGACAAACCACAACAGGAGATCCGGATTTAAATAGATACATAAATGGATCTTTTCTTACTAAAACAGAAGCAGATGCTTTAAATTTTGCAAGAGAAAGCTCTTTTTTACAGAGATTAAAATAATGGTATATCATTATGGGAGCTTATGAAGATTGGCTAGAAGGAAATCTTGAAGTTTCAGAAATCCCCGTAACAAATATAGACGAACAAGCTCAAATCGAGCTAGAAACAAATCCCGTAAATCCTGGCCCTTTATCTAATTTTTATAGAACAGTTGTCGGTGGATTAAGGGACTCCGGACAAGCCAAACTTAATCTTATAGAAGACATAGCTGACATGGGAGATCGTGGCGTTTTAGCTCCAGGTATTAATAATCCCATAACACAAATGCAATTAGTAAATGCTGTGAATAAAAATCTTTATGGAGAAGACGGATTACCAGAAATACCAGAACCAACTTATTTTGGCGGATCTTTTGCTAGAGATATTATTCAGTTTCTTCCTGATTTTATTGGTTTTGATAAAGTAATAAGAGGTCCCCAAATCGCCGCAACGCAAGGCCCTGCTTTTATAAAGGGTTTATATAATAGACTTATGGTTCCTGGTTACAAAACTGATAAAGTAGGAGCTGTTAAAGACATAACGGATAGAGCTGTATCTGATGTTGTAAGATATGGAACTATAGGTAGTATTGCTGAACAAACTTCTTTTGATCCAGAAGAAGAAAGGTTATCTAATCTTTTATATGATACTTTTGGCCCAGATGTTTTTGTTGTTGGTCCTGTAGCTGAATATTTAAAAGCAGATCCAGACGACTCTGTAGCTCAAAGTAGATTTAAAATGGCTATAGAAGGAGCAGGTTTAGGATCGCTTCTTAGTCCTATTGTTGGTTTTTTAGGCAGAGCTTTTGATATTAGATCTGTTAAACAACAAGAAGCAAAGATAGCTGACAAAATACAAAAAGAACAAATTTTTGAAGAAGAATTTGTTGGCCCTAGATTGCCAGAAGAACCGCCTACTAGCCAATCAGAAAAAATTATAAACGAAAAAAAATTAGATACTCCCGTTTATAGAGAAGACGGATCTTTAGATGTAGATGTTTCAGATACAAATAAATATTTAGAAAAAGAAGTATATGGGCCAGATGATATTGAGTTTAATAAATTTTTAGATACTAGAGATTATAGTAATAAATTTAAAAACCTTTTTGAAAGATATGCTCGTTTGTTTAGATCTGACATTGATCCTGCTTTTAAGTTTGAAGATCCAACACTAAATAAACAATTTTTAGCAGATGAAATTACAAAAATTAAAATTAGAGCTAATAGAGATTTTCAAAAATTTAAAGCAAAAAAACTACCAGATAGTCCTACAACCAATAGACTGCAAGAACCAGATTATCCTAAAGTAACTACTGCTAAAGAAATTTTAAGAAAAATAAAACCTTTTACTTATGCTCAATTAAAAGTAAGTGAAATAGGAGAGTCTTTAGGTTTAACTGATAGTAGAGGAAGGCCTAGTAGAGCTTATCTTCGTGGTAAAGGAAAAGAAAGCAAATATGAAACGCAAAATCAAAAAGACCTAAGAGAAAAAGCGGAACAAGATGAAGTTTTAGACGGACAATTTTGGGACGGATTAGCAGAAGAAATGGAACGCAAAGGTTATGAAATTTATTATGACAATACTTCGGAAGTTTTAAGAAAAGGAGATGATAGTAACTCTGCGTATAATGTATTAACAAGACTAATAGCAGAAGATGCTCCAAATCCAAAAGATGATTTTAAATTATTAGAACACGAAAGATTATTAGAAGGCATAGATCAAGAAAGAAGACTTATTAATGACTTGGGTTTTGATCCAGATGAACTAACAGACGCACAATTAGACGAAGTTATTGATAATTTTGTAAAAAATACTACTGAAAGATTTGAGCCAGATGATCCAATAGTAACTGCTTTAAAAACACTTGTTCCTGCTAATTTAAGAGGAGATAAAGGATTGCCATTAGGAGAAGGGCCTGATGTTCCGCCTGGACCACCACCACCGCCTAAATCAGACGACGGGCCACCGCCAGACTTTGATCCTGGAGATCCTAAAAAAGTAGTAAATATTAATTTAGAAAAATATGATTTTTCTAAAGGAGATATACAAGCTCTAACTAGACAGGCCATAAAAAATGGAGATTGGATTAAAGCTAGAAATCAAATGCAATTTGGTCCTGACGGAAAATTGTTAAGAGAAGATGCTTTAACTACCGGATTGACTGTAGATAAATTTATTAATGCTCCTAAAAATATAAAATTTACTCCGCAAGAACTTATGGCCGCTAGAATGATGTTGCAATATTTAGCAAAACAAGTAAAAGAATTAGGAGAAGAATTAAATATATTACTTGAAGCAGGAGAAACGCCTTCTAATAAACAATTATACAATTTTCAATTATTAGAAATGGATTTGGGAGCTGTAGGAGAAAGACTTGTTGGAGAAACTTCTTATGCAGGTCAATTACTAAACTCTTTTAAATATGATGTTGATAATTTAACACCAAAACAAGCTAGAGAATTTGTAGATGATATTGTTAATCAAAGAAAGATTGCTGATAGAGGTATGCGAAGTATAGAAGCAAGAATAAGAAATGCGGCCAAATTAGAAACTCCAGAACAAATTGCTATTAATGCTCAAAGTGCAGTAAGACCGCCAACTATTTTAGACATGGCACAAGAATTTTGGATAAATGCTTTGCTTTCTGGTATTCCTACACAAGCAGTAAATTTTGGTAGTAATGCCATAGTAGCGGGTTTTAGGCCTATAGAAGCGTATGCTCAAGCGGCAATTTCAGCAGGTAGAAGAAAAGATCCTGATAGAAGACTCTCTTTTTCAGAAGCAAATGGTAACGCTTTTGCTACTATTTATGGATTAAGAGATGCTTTAAAAACAGCAGGAAAAGTATTTTACAATCCAGATTTAGTAAAAGATCCAAACACAAAATTAGAATTAGCTAGGCAAAAATCAATCAATACAAAATTAAAAGTTTTTGGTTACGACATTATTGGAGATACTATTAGATTGCCAGGCAGAGGTTTATTAGCAGGAGATGTGTTTTTTAAACAACTAGCTTACAATCAAAATGTTTATGGCAAGGCCTTCGATATAGCGGGAAAAGAAGGAATTAAAGATCCTATAAAATTTATGAAAAGAGTAAATGGTCTTGTCATGGATCACAGAAAAAATCCGACAGCAGGTGTTCTAGGCAAAGACTTTGAAGAAATTGCATTAGAACGAGGACGCTATCAAACATTTACAAACAATCTTGGTCCTACCGGAAGAAGTTTTCAAAGACAATTAAACGGCCCATTAAAAGCTCTTAAATTTGTAGTGCCTTTTGTAAGAACTCCGGTAAATATTGTTAAATATTATTTAGAAAGATCTCCTGCCGGTGTTGTAAATGTCTTTAGAAAACAAGGAGCTGAACGAGATGCGGCAATAGCAAGAACACTTTTAGGAACCGGTTTGGCATATTTAGCTTATGATTTAGCGTCAGAAGGAAAGATTGTTGGTGGTGGGCCTATAGACAGACAAGAAAGAAGATTATGGCTTCAAGACAGATCTAATGTTCCTTATTCATTTAAAACATCAGACGGCAAAAGTTATGAGTTTTTTAGGTTTGAACCTACTGCTATGATTTTTGGAATTGCCGCTGATGTGCAACAAATAATGGACGAAATTTATAGAAATCCAGAATTTTACGGAGAAGACGGAAAGTTATTACAGGACAAGTTGGGAACTCTTTTGTTTGATATGGTAATAGGATTAACTAATTCTTTACAAAGAAACTTAACTGATAAAACTTTCTTTAGAGGTATTACAGATTTAGTAAGTGCTATAGACTCAGAAACTCCTACAGGTATAGAAACTTATGTAAATAATTTCTTGGGATCTTTTGTGCCTACAATGTTTAGAAACATTAATGATGTTAATGATCCGTATTTAAGAGATAGCAGACAAGCATTAGATAAAATAATGGACGACCTGCCTTTCTTTAGCAATAAAGGTATGCCTATTAGAAGAAATATTTTTGGAGAAAAAATGTTAAGAAGAAAACAAGGCCCACAAGTGTTTTCTCCTATAACTGTTGGTACGGCAGAACCAGACCCCATACTAACTGCTTTTGCTGACGCAAATTATTTTCCAGGAAAAATGAATAGAAAATTAGACGGAATAGAATTAAACGAAAAACAATACGAATATATGTTAGATAGATTAGATCTTATGAACGCTAGATCGGAGTTTGAAGCATTAATTTCAACATTTTCTAGTGATGATCCACCAAGATTTAGAAGGGAAGCATTTGAACAATTAATGGGAGAGCTTAGAAAAAATGCAAGAGAAATGACTCTTGACTCTATTATGTATGATGAAAATAGTCCGGTATATAGTCCTTCCTGGAGAAAGGCATGGGAGAAAGAACAGCGTAGTACGGATTAATGCCTTGCCCTACAGAAAGAGTTGGGAAATGCGGAGAACATTTAACAGCTTCCTTTCTTTACTCGTTTGGATCAGATCTAGTTACAATGCCACACGGATCTCATGCGGATATAGTTTTTGAATACAAAAATATTTTGTATAAATGCCAAGTAAAAACTGTTACTAAAAAAAAGAAATATATATCTAAACATAACGGCAGACATTATAGGACCGGTTGGTGTTGGGATATTAGAAGGGGTGGTAATACTAAAGAAAGAAGATATGGTACAAAAGGTACACACAATATAGATCTTTATGCTTTAGTTTGTCTTCCTTACAAAAACATAATCTTTGTACCTTTTTTAAAAAAAACCAGAATAACTTTTAACGACGACGAAGTTAAAAACGCAAACTCAAAAGAAACTTTAAAATATACTTTAGATTTAATTAAGCAAGATCAGCTTGTTAGCTAACTCTACATTATTTTTAGAAACTTCTTGTCTGATCTCTCCGTATCTTTGCATAGAAGATAAGCTCTGGTGTCCTAATAAATTTCCTACTTGTCTATGGCCCAAACCTGCTGACAAACAATATGTAGCGAATGAGTGCCTAAGATCATGTAATCTTAAATGCGGACAATCACATTCTTTTCTAATCCTATCCCAAGTTTTTTCCGGAGATTTTATACCTGTAATTGTTTTTTCATTAGGACAAACTTCTATAATTTTATTTATAATTTTCATAGCATGATCCGATAAATAAATAATTCTGTCTTTACCGGTTTTTTTACCTGTCTTGTATTGGTCAAAAGGTATTACAATTTTATTATCTTTTATCCAAGATCTTTGTGCATTTGCTATTTCGCTTTTTCTAGCTCCTGTTAGTATGAGCAACCATATAAAAGATATAGACCTTATCTTTCCTGGCTCAAAGTTTTCTAATTCATTTAGCTTTTTAAATACTTTTAACTTTTCTTTTTCGGTATAGCTAGTAGTAATTTTCTTTTCTGGATTACCTTTTATGCTTCTGGCTATATTATTTTCTATACCATAACATTCTTCATCAATAGCAAAATTTAAACTAGCTACTATAAATTTAAGAAATTTGTTTGCTTGTGATTTTGTTTTTTTTGAAATAGATCCAAAAACATTTTTAATATCTTTTCTTGTTAGCTTATCTACACAAATAGATCCAAGATGTTTTTGTGCATAATTTTTGTACAAAGATTGATATTGTTTTATTGTAGTTTCTTTTACATCTCTTGCCTTGCAGTCTTCAATGTATTCAGAAAACAAAACATCATACTTAATTTCTTTTGTGTCTTTTGGATCTTCTACTAGGCCTTCTTCTATATCTTTGTAATGTGAATAAATTTTTATAGCTCTCTTTCGTATCTCGGTAATACTTTCATCTGGATAACGAGCTTCTATTTTTCTTTTAATTTTTTTTCCTTTATTGTGCCAGATCAAATAATAGTATTTAGATCCGTTTCTATATCTAGTTTTTAATTTATTAAATTTTTTATCAGCTATATGCCTATCTTTTTCTTCCATGTTTTTCTCCTTTTTTATGCACTAATTCAATTTCCATTTCTAAGTAATGTATTGCTTTATTAAGATCATCAATCCTACTGCCTTTATCTCTACTAATATATTTAACAGCATTACCACAACAATAAGATAGTTTGTTAGCCAATATATATTCTATTGGCTCTATGCCTAGCTTCTTGTAGTGATTACCTGCTACTTGTTTTTTTAGAGTTTTTGGTTTCCTTGACATTTTTTTTAAATATTTTGTCCCAATTTTTTTCAAAAGTTTTTTTATCAACTTTCATTGGACGAGGATCTGATCCTTTCGACATTAGATTTTTGTAAGAATGGCAATCAGTAAGACATTAGTTATGAAAATTTCTCCTGCGAGTATCGAGTGATACCATACCCAACGGGCCTTATAAATATTTTCAATAGTAATTTCTTCGTCCTTTCTCATTCAATTAATGTTTGCATTTCCTTAACATCTGTATATCATAATGGTTATGAGGAATAATATCTAGTCGTGTCTAGCAATCAGAAGACATTTTTATCCAGGCAACAATGTGCTGAAAGAATTGGTGTTAGCGTGAGAACACTTGATCGTTGGCGTTTTTCTGGAGAAGGACCTAGTTATTACAAAATACACAAAGCAGTAAAGTATGAGGAGCAAGATATTGAGAATTACTTGGATAGTCAAAAAATTATTACTTATTAAAAAATGCCTGTCATACATCATGCAAAGATTGCTCCGTCTGGATTGGATAGATATACAAAATGTCCTGCTTCACCAAAAGCATCAGAAGGTTATCCTTCTAGCAGTAGTGATGCTTCTCGTATTGGTAGTGTAGTACACGAAATGAATGAAATGAGATTACAAGGAAGATTTAAAGGTGTTGATTTTAAAGAATATTGGCTAGGCAGAGAAGTAGAGTTTGAAGGTCATACAGTAAAAGTAGATGCAGAAATGATTGAAGCATCTAATTTATATTGTGAATATGTTGTCAAAAGAAAAAACGAAGAAGAAAAATCAAAACTTTATATAGAAGAAAGATTAGACGGACATGAGATCCACCCGGACTTATGGGGAACAACAGATATTTTAATAGTGCAAGAAGACAAAATAATTATTATTGATTATAAAAATGGTAAATTCCCTGTAGAAGTAGAAAATAATTTACAGCTTAGAGCTTATGCTCTTATGGCTTTATCAAAGTATTCAGAAAAAAGTAAAGTAGAAATGGTTATTGTGCAACCTAGAGCTTGGCACAAAGACGGGCCAATAAGATCTACAGAGATTTCTTCTGAAAACTTGGTAAATTGGGCGTTTGATTGGTTAAAACCAAAAATAGACGCTTGTTTTGAAGATGAACCTGTTTTTGTGGCCGGAGAGCATTGTATCTTTTGTCCGCATAAACTTAATTGTGATACTCACAAAGAGTATCTACTTAGTGAGGAGTACATTGAGCGAAAAAAACAACGAACTAAAAGAGCAATCTACAACAGATAGCGAAGAAAAACCTTACTTGTCTTATGAACAGGACGGAGTAAAGAAGAATATCTACAAAAGCAATTTAGTAGATGCTGAACAAGAAATTACAGTTAAAGGTAATCAGTTAGCTTTAGCTGAGATTTGTGCCTGGACAATAAATGGTTTAGCACAACTTGAGCAAGACTCGGAACAAATTACACAAGCAAGAAAGATTGAACAACTTACACAGTTAAAACAATCTTTTGAGTTTTTGCGTAATTATTCATTTGAGTTATTAAGAGTAACATTAGAAAAAGGAGAAAAAAATGACACTTAAAGCAATCAGAAAAGGAGCAACTAGAAAACCTATGCGTATGGCTATATATGGTCCTTCGGCAATAGGTAAAACAACTATGGTTTGTGAAATGCCAGATCCAATAATACTTACACTAGAAGAAGGCCTAATCACACAGACAGATCAAAACATTTGGAATACAGAACCTATTGAAAGCTATCCGGAATTTATAGAATACTTAGAAGAAATAAGAGATAACGACGATTATAAAAGCAGAAAAACTTTAGCGATTGACTCTTTAGATTGGTTAGAAACTCTTATTGAAAAGTATGTAGCAGAAAAAGACGATAAAGAGTCTATTGTTGATTTTGAATGGGGTACAGGTTATTCAAAGTCTAAAGAAACAATGACACAGGTTTTTGATATTTTAGATCAGATCAGAGATAAAAGAAAAATGCGTGTGGTTTTTATATGTCATGTCAAAGAAGACCGAAAAGAAAAACCAGGACTGAAAGATTATCAAAAATACGAGCTAAAACTTAGGACAGGTTTTGGAGAAAAAGTTAAAGAGTATTTAGACATGGTTTTGTTTTATAACTACAAATACGGAGAAGTTAAAACACAAGACGACAAAGGATCTCTTAAAACTAAAGTTACGCAGTCTAAGGAAAGATATTTCTTTACAGAAGATTGTATAAGTCATTTTGCAAAAAATAGATATAACTTACCGCCAGAAATACAAGTAGAGCAGGGTAAGGTATGGAAAACATTAGAGCAAGAACTTAAAAAAGCACTAGCCGGAGATAAAAATGGTTGAGCCAATGAAAAGAAGTTTGCCTTCTTATGAAGGTTACGACCAAATACTTAGTAGAGTAAAAGGAATTATCAAAGAAAAAATAGGATCTAGCGATCTTTTAGATAAAGCATTGATGAAATGTTTGCTAGAAGTAGAAGATTTAGAAACAGAAATTTCTGAAACTCTGAGTGGCAGATCTGAATTTTTTGATAACAACGAAGAACATTAGTAAAAAGCGAGGTAAATATGACTAATTTCAAAAACTTAATAGAACAGGCAGAAGAAGAAAATTCTTCTATGTCTGATTTTGTAGAATATCCAGAAGGTAGATACTTGATTAATTTTGTTCAAGCAGACGAAATTACAGACTTTGTATCTAAATCGGGTAAAACCTATGATGCTACTGATATAGAGTTTCATGTAGAAGGTTGGGAAAATAAGACTCTTAAATCAAGATACTTTACTGCCTATGACAAGGAAAATTCTGGAGAAGATAAACTGCATAAGGCGGCCTTGAGTGGCACTATGAAGTTGCAAAATATTCTTATGGCTATGGGTGTCAAACCAGAAGACTTCCCAGAAAGCATAGAGCAGTTTAATCAAGTGTTGCAAGGTAAAAGTGCTACCTGTCTTTTGAAAAAAAGAGAATACGAAAGCAACGGACAAAAAAAATCTACATTAGATCTTGACGAAGATTTTGCGGGACAAAATTGGAAAGTTGTTGGAGATGAAAAACACATTGATATTTCTAGTCTTGGATCTTTTGAAGAAGAAAAAATTGAGAAAAAAGAAGAAGCTCCTGCTCCTGTAGAAACAAAGACTGAGGAGTTTGACGAAGAAATCCCTTTCTAAATTTTGTTTGATATAAAAAACAACAGGCCTTCTTTATGTGCCTGTTGTTTAAAACCTTCTGGAGCAATTTTATTGCAAATAGATAATAAGTATTATGGTGTCTGTAATAACGGACACCATATAGAAGAAATCAAAACAAGAGTAGGAAACAAAATGGAAATAACCAGGCAGTCTAACTTAAATTATAAAAGTGTTGATTATGCAATAGCGGAAGTAAAGTCGTTGTATCAAAAGTTAGCAAAAAAAAATAAAACATACGAGCTTCATAAATGGGAAGGAGAAGAAAGAAAAAAGTTTTTTAGAACACTAATTCTCTGTTATCTTGATTGCGAGAAAGCAAAAGCAAGTAATGGAGTAGATAGTGGCTAATTACAAACAGCTCTTTGAAAAGAGAAAATCAAAAGAAAAAAAACTTACACAACAAAAAGCAGATATATCTGATCTTATAAAACAGATGAACGCTGACGGATTGTTAGTGGATAGCATTGATACTTCCGGCGGGATTGTAAGAGTTCCGGTAAAAGCTACAGCTATATCAAGAGATGATAAAACTTCTACCGGAGAAAAATCTGGTTGGTATTTTTTTCATCAAAATAATGAACATTGGATTTCTGTATATGGTAATTGGAGAACAAATCAACAATGGAAGTTTTACAGCAATTCTATAAAAGAGCTTACTCCGGAACAACAAACAGAATTAAATAAAGAAATAGAAATAAATCTGCAAAGGGCCAAGAAAGAAAGGGAGAAAAAGAATAATGAAGTTGCGAAGGAATGTGAGAGAATTTTTAAGAGTTCTAAAATAGTTAATGAGCATGAATACCTATCAAGTAAAGGGTTAAAAAATAATTATGGATTGACAGAGATGAACGGATCGCTTCTTTGTCCGGTGTATTCTACACAAAATACAAAAAAAGAATTAAGAAGTCTGCAATATATAACAACAGAGTCTAAGCGTTTTGCTTCTGCTTCTGAGGTTAAGTCTGGAATATACACAGTAGGCATAGGTTGGAACGATTGGTCTAATATAAAAACCATAGCGGTAACGGAAGGACTCGCTACTTGCCTGAGCATTTATGAGAGTACAGGTCTTCCGACAATATGTGTGTTTTCTGCAAATTTTGGATTAGTAGCTCTTGAGAACATTAGGAAGTTTTGTAATGCGGAGTTCTTGATCTGCTTCGACCATGACCAGAACGGCGTAGGACAGGCAAAAGCTAAAGAGATTTGTGCTTCACTTAGCTCTTGCTTGATAAGAATACCTAGCAAAGTAGGAGATTATAATGACTTGTACCAGGAAGAAGGACCTAACGCAGTCAAAAGTGAAATCCTCAGTAAAGGTTATAAGTTTTCACAATACTCAATAAAAAACTTTGTAGGTACTCCACCGCCTAGAAGGTGGTTAGTAGATCAAAGTTTAGAGCTATCTAAAATATCCTTGTTATGTTCTATAGGTGGTATAGGTAAGTCTGGTATAACTTTGAAGGCCTGTTTAGACATAAATCAAGGTCATGGTAATTTTCTGGGTAATAAAATTATGGACAAGGGTAATTGTATTATTTTATCTAGCGAAGATGATACTGACGAAGTTAGAAGGAGAATAGCGTTATTAGATAGAGATAACAGAAGATTTGAAACTGAATACGATACTTTTGTTATGTGTACTAGCGAAATGGGTAAGCCATTAACATTGATAAAACAAGATGCTATCAATGGATTGCATATAACTCCGGAAGCAATAGAGCTTTCTAACTCTTTAGAAGATATTGAAGATTTAAAATTGATAGTCATAGATCCGGTACAATCTGTCGTGTCTGCACAATTAAATGACAATGAAGTAGCACAACTCTACGCACAATATGTAGCGTCATTGTCCGCTAAATTTGGTTGTAGCGTACTCTCGGTACATCATCTCAATAAGAGTGCATTATCTAATACAAATGATGTTTTATCTGCCAGAAGCTCAATCAGAGGAGCTACAGCATTAACTGATAGTCATAGGGCAGTTTTTGTTATGTTCCTGGACTCAGAAGAAAATACAGAGCAAATTTGCTTTGAACAAGGTATTCCATTTAACAGGTTAGCAGTAGTCAAGTCTGCTCTAGTAAAAGCCAATAGTGAAGCTGACATGAGTATCAAAACTTTAATTAGAAAAGGATTTGAACTTGAGCTTTTAGACGAAAAAAAGGGATCTGTTAATGATATTAATTGGGATTAATACATTAGTTTCTGACCATAGGTACTCCCATAGAGCTATGCGTTTCTGGGTAGGCGTATGGTCATACAGACTTATATATACATATATAGGGAGAACAAAGGTTCTCCCATATAAAAACAAAATGAAGACGGGTAAAACAAATCTGATCTAAGAAATGAAAAGGAAGGAAAAATTTAAAAATTATTGGTGGATTAGCACAGAATATACAAGCATAGATAGTCCTTATATAAACTTAGCAACGGCATTAAAATTTACAAACTATACTAAACTAAAGGCGGTAATCTGGTCCTGGTTTAGATCTAAGCTAGATCGCAAAGATCTAGGATCTAGGGAAAAAATTATTTTATGGATTATTTGCGAAAGGGTAAAAGGAGTTTCTTTTTCATGTTGGGATAGTTATATTTATCTTGGTAAAGCTACAGGTATGAATAGGAAGACAGTAGCTATGGCGGTTAATAACTTATCTAAGGCAGGATTGATTGTTATAGCTGTAGAAGGATCTACACCGAGAGCTAAAAAGAAACTAGAAGCTCAGAAAAGATTTAAAAAACATATTCTCTTGGTTGGCATTGGCTACGCTTTAGACAAGAAGCTAGAAGCTGATAAAGAAAAGGCCTAAATTAATAGGCCTTTTCCCGATTAGCTCTTGCTTTTTGGGAAGGGGAGAATTATCGAGCTAATCTAATCTTTGTTAAAAAATATTCTGTTTGCGTAATCTTCTGCTTGTTTTTGGGTTAGTCCTTTTTCCAGGCCTTCTTCCACAAGTCTTTCTAGCATAAGCTGATTTATATAATTAGACATCTATTACCTTCCCATAATTTTCATTTTGAGTTTGTATATCTCTTTCTACTTCTTCGAGATTTTCTACAAATTCAAAAAAAGCAAAGTCTTTATTTCCTAAAATATAGGTTTTTGCTTTTACGCAGTTATCATAACTTTCTAGGTAAGCAGTATTTCTTTCTGCTTCTGTATCAAACCATTGTTCTTCTACGTCTATGGTTTCAATCATTTTTAAATTACCATTTTCTGCAACTTCAACTATGGTTTTGTCTTTGTGATAACCTTTGTCATTTTCTTTATGGTGGTAAATAGTTTCTTGGATTTTAACTTTCATATATATATCTCCTTTGATTTTTAATTTTATTATTATTCTGGTTTTTTTTCTACTATTTCACGGGCCAGGCCAGACATAAAACCGGCTAACTCGTCTTGAGCTAAAGTATTTAAACAGGTACTCATTAATAAAATAGCAATTTGTTTTTTTCTGTATTCTGGTAAATCATTTAACCACATGATTAGTCGCAACATATCTTCATCATTCATAATTTAACTCCGTGTAAATCTTTCATATAATCTTGCAGATCTTTTTCTGTAAGATCGTCCAATGCGTCTATCAGATCTCCGGGATAAAAAGATTTCCAGGTATGATCCTTTCTTAGAACGAAGTAAGACTCATGATCTTTACTCCATAAAATATCTGTTTCGCTATCTGTAAAAAAATAACTATCCGTTAATTGCAATTCGTTAAAATCTTCGACAATAGTATTTTTAATTTGATCTATTGAAAATCTCATTGGTTTTTCTCCTTGTTATAAATATGCGGTTTTATTTCCGATCTAGTGTTGTAGATTTTATAAGTTTTTCTCTTTTTCTTATCGGTAGTGTAAAAAAGTAGGTGTATTTCAAAGTCGGTAATTTTTTCCGGTTCTTCTCCGTCGCCTATTCTTTGCTTGTTATTATCTTTCAACCATTCATTAGGATCATTTGTAATAGCAACAAATTCTTTTTCTCCGTAAGAATTTATATAATCAATTTGATATAGTTTCATGTGATCTCCTTTGGATAAGTTCTAGTCCCTAAATTTAAATCTTCAACATAAGTTCGAGATTTACTATCCCATTTGTATAAATAAAAAGATCCCAATCTATCTAGCTTTGTTCTTAAAGATTGACTTAGATACATTGGCAGATCAATTATATTATCTTCATAAAATAAATTATTTTTTTCATCATTAAATGTAAATCTTTCATCTATTAATTCATTTAATTCTTCCATTGAG